GGTGATCGCGCGGGACCGATGATCTTGTGCGAGCGAACTCGCTATTGTAATACAAACATATGTCACTAGCTACCGACTACCTACTTCTTAACATAGGACACTCAACGCTTAAGTGGCATTTAAGCCGCATAAAAAGCGGATCTTTCACTGTGGATCAAGTCGCTGCTTTCTACCAACCGGACCCGAAGCAGCCGACCTACAACACGGTCAAGCGCGGTCTTCAAGAACTCTTGAAGATGAAGCTGGATGAACTCCCGATTATGCTCCGATGACCCAGACAGAATATTGCAAGCACAGTGGTCTCAGCAAAGGTCGAGTTTCGCAGCTAGTGGCTAATGGAATGCCGTTAACCTCACCGGAAGAAGCGGACGCTTGGCGTGGATCTCGCAAAGGTATTGGTGGCAGACCGAGTGACGCTCAGCGACTGGCCGCAATGCAACAGCAGCAAAGCGCACCAGAAGCGTCTGGAGGTCCATACAGACCACCGGAAGCAGCGATTGCCATCAATGCTGCTTTGGCAACTGAAGACTCACCGCAGGGAGCATATGAGCGGCAGAAGCAGATAGAACGAGCCGCTTATAATCTAGCGTCCGAAGCTCTTGCTGCTCGATCTTTGGATGCCGGTCGAATGGTTACGGTCCACGCTACCGCTGCCAAAAACCTTATTAGCGCGAGAGAAGACGTAATCTCATTATCCGAGAAGGAGCGAACTCTTGTCTCTGGCTCTTGGGTCAAGAAGGTTATGCAAGACCACGACGGAGCAGTCGCTAGTCTCCTCAAATCAATGCCAAAGCAACTGGCTGGACGCATTGCACCGCACGATCCAGAACACGCAGAACGCGAACTTGATCGGTGGGTCCAAGAAGTGTGTCTCAAAACTCTGCATCAAACGGACCCGTGGAAATCTTAAATTGCCAGACTCCAGCCGGTCTTGAAGCACTCCGACAGAACCGGATCGCGCTTAAAGCTATCGAGCGTCAGACTGGCTTCGAGTTCTTAGGCATCTCAAACGATGAACCGTCCCGCATTGACGGGTTTATCCACGATCCAGCCAAAGGCGTGATTGTCGGAAGCTATGAGGTCAAAACTCGGAATTACGGTCTTACCAAGCTTCAGACCACCTACGGCAACCGCTGGATGATCTCTTGGTCAAAGCTTCAAGCGGCTCTTGAGGTTTCCAAGCATACAAAGCTTCCGTTCTTTGGAATCCTGCACCTTCACGACGACGACTTGGTGCTGATGGTTGAAATCTTCAACCGCAACGCAACATGGGCTACTAACCATCAAGCCACCGACAAAACGGTTAACGGACGCACCGAGAGAGTTGCAATGATTGATATGAGTGGAGCCGCTCGCTACCAGATCAAGAGCGGTCAGATTACTGAGGAGCTTTTCTGATGACAGACTTGGAGCGCGAGATTCTAGAGTTCCGACGGCAGTTGTGGCGACCTACTCCGCGGCAGTCTGTTGTCGAGTGGTCAGAAGCCAATCTGTCGCTGAGTCAGCGTCAGACTGAACACCCCGGACCCTTCTCCACGGCAGTCAGACCATACTGCCGAGAGCCGCTTGAATGTTGGAAAGATCCAGCGGTCTCTGAGGTCACGCTCTGTTGGGGTTCACAAACCAGCAAGACTACAACACTGATGGCCGGTCTGGCTTGGTCCATTGACGTTGAGCCGTCTCCGGCTTTGTGGCTGATGCCTTCCGAGAATCTGGCTCGCAGTTTCTCTAAGTCTCGCTGGCTTCCGATGCTGGAAGACTCACCGGCAATGGTTGCGCGGTTCCCAACTGATAAAGATCAGATCACCAATCTTGAGCAGCAGTTTGACCGCTGCACACTGACTTTTGTTGGGAGTAACTCACCAGCTAATTTAGCGTCTCGACCCGTCCGCATTCTGGTTGGAGATGAGGTTGATAAATTTGCGGAAGCCACAGCGAAGGAAGCCGACGCGCTGGACCTCGCAGAGCAACGGCTCAAAGCGTTCTCCAGCAGCAAAGCGTTCTTTACCTCCACTCCAACAACTTCAGAAGGAAGAATCTGGCAGCGTTACCTTCGCGGAGACCAGCGACGGTATTGCATTCCATGTCCGCACTGCAAAGAGCCGATCAAACTAGAGTGGCGACAAGTCACTTGGGACAACGCAAAGACCGAAGAAGGAAGACCGGACTGGCAGCAGATACGGACCACTGCTCATTACGTCTGCCAATTGTGTCAGGGGAAGATTACCGACAGCCAGAAGGTTGCCGCGCTGCGTCATGGGAAGTGGGTTCCAGAGAACAAAGCGAGCCTCCCAAGTGTCCGCTCTTACCATCTATCGTCTCTCTACTCACCGGATCGCAAATGCACTTGGGGAAATCTCGCGGTCGCATTCTTGGAAGCCAAAAGCTCGATGATGGGATTGCAGGGATTTATCAACGGTATGCTCGCGGAACCGTGGGAAAACCAAGAGACCCAACAGGAGCGAGTTGAGGTCGTCTCCGATGCTGAGATGCCGGAAGCCAGACGCTACCTCACCGCAGACGTTCAAGCTGCTGCTCCGTTTCTCTGGTGGGTCTGCCGCGAGTGGTCCGGCGGAAACTCAAGACTGGTTGCGGCTGGTCACGCTGATGACTTTGCCGCTCTCCGACGCATCCAACTGAATTATAAAGTGCATGACATGGATGTCGGCATTGACTCCGGTTACAACACGCAAGCGGTGTACGATGCTTGCGCGGAGTTTTCCCAACTCAGCAACTCTCCGATAACCTATCCCTGCGGTCTCCGCTATCCACCGGAGGGAGGTCTTCGGAAGCCGATGTTGATCGGTTGGTTGCCGATGAAAGGTCGAGAGACTGGTGCGCGATTCACAAGCAAGACCGGCTCGATCCATCCTTTTGGAATCACAACCTCAACTTCAATGCGGACGGATGTCGTCCAGCCGCTCTTGGTATTTGACACTGAGCATATGCGCGATGTTCTCCAGCGGCTGCGTAAAGGATCGGAAGCTAATCAATGGACCGTTTGCAGTCTTCCTGCACCGCTTGAGGCTGAAGGAGCATTTGCGGCTGATTCTGACACATACTGGAAGCACTTGGACTCCCACGTTTTAAAGCCAACTGCTAACCGTTCCGGTCGAATCAAACATTTATGGTTCAAGCGAAACACTCGCTGGCCGGACCATTTGCACGATTGTGAGATAATGCAATTAGCAATGGTTATGCTTTGGAATGACTTGAGATCAAGCACAGCGGAAACTTCTGCCGCTTGACACAAGCTTTGCTCTGTGGATAGTCCGCTCAGTGGTGACTTACACCGTAGCAACAAAGCGTTCATATTTGCGTACTACATACGCAAGTCTTGGTGCTTTGACTTTGCTGCAAGCTTTGACTGCAAAGCTGACTGTTGCTGCTAACACTCTGGAGTCTGGTCAGCTAGTCCGCAGCACTTCCAGTTCTGATGTTTCGGTTGAGTTCGCTGAACCCGGTAAAGGTTCCGCTTCCGCTGGTGAAATGTTGGAAATGTGGGAATCACTGCTGAGTGATTACGATTACGCTGTGGTTTTACTAAATGGAGACGGCATCACTAGTCCGTCTGATCTGCAGATTTACAACAAGATGCTTGGTAGTGTTCTTGTTGCAACGACTCGTTATTACGGTGATTTCACGCAATTTAGACGTGAAGCCACAACCCGAATGAGCTAATGGGAATCCTGCAAACCATAGCCAATAAGCTTTTTCCGGCTCCTGCTAACAAGTACGAAGGAGCCGGTCAGTCTTTGCGTCGTTCGTATCTTGATACGTCTTACACTTCGGCTCGTTTCGACGTAACCAGTTCGACCCGTCAAGCCATTGTTCGCAAATCGCGTTTCTTTGAACAAAACAACGCGATAATGAACCGACTTGGAGACTTGTTTGAGTCTTACACCGTTGGCTCCAATTTCTCGGTTCAACCGGCTTCAAGCGATCCAGATTGGAATCTTAAAGCCAAGAAGTGGTGGGATATTTGGTCTCGATATCCTGATATTGGCTCCCGTCAGTCGTTTGGTACGCTGATGTCTCAAGCGGCTCGCGGTTGGTTCTTTGATGGTGAGAGCTTTATTCTGCTAACCAAAGGCGAGAGTGGAAAGCCGCGATTGCAGTTGTTGGAAGCTCAGTCGATTGCAACTCCAACTGGAATGCAGTCAGACGAAACTGTGTTTGACGGTATCCGGTTTGACCCGCGCACTGGTCGCGCAATCGCTTACTTTATCGGTAACGAAAAGACTCAGGGTAATCTGACTGATGTCCGCTCGATTGGCTCTGACTCGGTTGTTCACATTTACGAGCCAAACCGCGCTGGTCAGCTAAGAGGTCTTCCGTTTGTGTCGTGCGTTATCAACGATCTTCACGATCTCGACGACTTGCAAAAGCTGGAGATGGAAGCTTGCAAGCTTGGTGCTTCCGTCGCTCAGATTGTTAAGACGGTATCCGGTGAGGTCCAAGCTAGTAACCTCCGCGCTGGTACTGCTGGAACCACTCAGAACACCGCTGAGAACTATTACGAGCAAGTCTTTGGCTCTGCTGTTAAGGTTCTTAAGAACGGTGATTCGTTCGAGCAGTTCGCTACAGAGCGTCCCGGTGTAAATATGCGGGAGTATTGGCGGCAACTGACCGAGAAGGTTTGTGCTGGCGTTGGTATTCCTTACGTTCTTGTTTATCCAGAGTCGATGCAGGGAACCGTCTATCGCGGTGCGCTGGATATGTCGGCGGTTTGGTTTAAGTCTCGGCATCAAGTGATGTCTTCGGCTGCTCGACGTATTTATGAATACGTTATGGAGTATGCGATTAAGACCGATCCTACGCTGAATGATGCTCCTGCTGACTGGTACGAAGTTGCGATCACTGCTCCGCGCTCTCCGAATGTCGATGTTGGCCGTAATTCCGCTGCTCAGTTGGCAGAGTTGGAAGCTGGCATTGTGACTTACGATGAGGTTTACGGTGCGCGGGGTCTTGATTGGCGTTCTTCGCTAGAGTCAAAAGCACAGCAAGCTTTGTTTGTTCGTCAGTTGGCTGGAAAGTACGGCTTGGATGTTTCTGAGATTTCCACAATCCAGAAAGAGAAAGCTCCGAGTGTTCCGGTTGCAGCTATTGCAATTGATTCAGAGGACGACGCTCCCGCTCCTGTTGCTGCTCCTGAAGGTGGGGACGCTTCTCCTGTAGTTGACGACACACTTGTCACTGCTGTAGTAAAGAAACAACGCAAGCCGCGAGCTAAGAAAACAGAATGAGCTTCACTAAGAAAAGCGACTGGCTTTATTACGCTCCAGCGGCTTCCGCTGGTGAGACTGCGACCATTCAAATCTTCGACCAGATTGGTGAGGATTGGTTTGGTGGTGGCGGTCTATCTGGTAAGCAGTTCTCTGACGTTCTCAACGAAGTGGGCAATGGTCCGCTTTTGGTAGAGATTAACTCTCCCGGTGGTAACGTTTGGGATGGGTTGTCGATTTACAACCAGTTGCGCGGTCGTCGCGCTCCGGTGACTACTCGCGTTGTCGGCATTGCGGCTTCTATCGCTTCGATCATTGCGCTTGCTGGCGATAAGGTCGAGATGGCTGATGCCGCTCTGATGATGATTCACGATCCTTCCGGTATGGCTTCGGGTACGTCCGAAGATATGCGGAAGATGGCTGACGCTCTCGATCAACACGCTGAGGTGCTGGTTGGAGTGTACGCTAAGAAGACCGGACGCTCTCCCGAGTCTATCCGCGCTGCAATGAAAGCAGAGACTTGGTTTACCACTCCTGAAGCAATTGCTTTTGGTCTTGTGGACAAGCCAATCAAACAGCTTGCAATGGCTGCCAAGTGGCATCCGCGAGCGGTTACCAAGACCGCTCCCGAGACGGTCAAGAACAACCTCCGCAGAGGTCTTGAGCAATACGCTGAAGGTCTTGCTGGTGAAGGTCTTGAGAAGCAAACCGTTCTTGAGGCTGAATCACTGGTGGCTGGCGAAGCTCCCACCGAAGATAAGGTCCAAAAAGCGAACGCTTGGTGGGGACGCAATGAACGTTTTCTTGAGGCTGAACCCAATAGTCCCGCTGATGTTGCCGCTAACCTTTGGGGAGGTGCTGCTGGACGCGATTGGTTCCGCGCTCTGTACGCTCAAATTGAGCGTGAGGAAGGGGAGGAAGACGAATCCCTAGACGACAAACTTTCTGCCGGTGGTAATCAAGCCATCAGCGAAACTGGCAAAGTTTCTTTGCCGCAACCAACACAACAACCCGACACAAATATGTCCGATAGCACTACTGTGACGGCTGCGGCTGCTCCTGCCGCTTCCGTTGATCTCGCCACCATCATGGCTAAGCTCTCCGCTTTGGAAGCTTCCATGAAGTCTCCTGCCGCTGCTCCCGCTCCCGAGCCGGTGCGACCTGTTATTGAGAACCTCGGCAACCCGCTCTTGGAGAAGCACAAGTCTCTCCGCGCTGGTGCTGATCGTCGCAAGTTCTTGATTGAGAACCACAGCGAACTGCTCCGTCAGAACAAGCTGATTGCTCCCCAGAACGCGAACACCTTCGCTGCCGGTCTGGTTGTGGATTATCTCGCTGATGCTGTCATCACCGAGATGGCGACCAAGTTGGCGATGGTTGGTTCCTTCACTCGCAATGTCGGTCTCGACAACTTGCGTCCTAAAGCCAGCGTTCAGGTCAAAAAGTTCGTCCAGAGCGGTTCGTCTGCGACGGTTGATAACGCTACCAACTTTGAGACCAGCAATGATTCTCAGTTGGATGCCACCGCTGTCACTGTTAACCAGATCAGCAAACTCTTCACTGTCACGCAAGCTGAGCTTAATCAGGGGTTTGCGCTCGCTGATCTCGCTGCCGGTTCAGCTGATGTCTTTGCTCTCGGTATCTCTAAGAAGATTACCGCTGTGATGACCGCTGCCAACTATGGTGCGGGTACTACAATTGGCACTGCTGCTAACTTCGACACTAGCGACATTCCCGCGATCTTGGCTCTCGCTAAGAACTATCGCCAGAAGCTGCTTCTGTTGGACGGTGGACATCTGGCTCGCTTGCAGTTCTCTGCCGCTGCCAACACCTTCCCTGATGCTCGCTATGGTCCGCTGAATAACGGTCTGTTTGGCTTTGAAGGCATCTTTGAGCAGAACGACTGGACTGGTGCGATTGCCAACACCGCTGGCTTCGTCTGTGGTCGTGACGCTATCGCTATCGCTTCCGGTCTGCCGGTTGGCATGATCGCTGGTGAGTTTGTTGAACAGCGCACTGTTGAGAGCCAGAACGGTCTGTCGGTCTTGCTGTCGGTCTGGTACAGCCGCGCTACCCGCTCGCACATGGCTTCTTACGATATCATGTTTGGTGTCGCGGCTGGCGATAAGACGCAAGCTGAGGTTCTCATCACCGCTTAATCCCAACGGATATGCGTATCGCAACCACCATAGCAGTGGACAAGACCGGCAAGACTAAGCTGGTATCTGGTCCCGAGATTAGCGCGGATCTCCAACGCACTAATTTCAACACTGCTTCTGTTCCTGAGGGAGGCAAGCTCGTACTGTGGATTCAGGGGGCCTTAGCACCGAAAGTTCGAAAAGGTTAACCGTTAAAATTGGGGAGGCTGCTGGAAAGTTCCGGTGGCCTCCCCTCTAACCAGATTTCAAAATGTCCGCATACCAGACCGATGTAGCAACGCAGGATTCGATGGGTCATCAGGGTTTCACTCTGGTCACCGGAACCTCCGCTCAGACCAGCGGTTACATCGCAATCCAGACCATCACCGCGACCGTGATCTCGTCCATTGCTGGCACTGGTATCACCGGCACTTGGAGCGGCACCACCATTCCCGCTGGCATCACCATCGTCGGTAAGATCAGCAGCTTTACGCTGACGAGTGGTGCAGTCATCGCTTACTTCGCTCGCGCCACCACCTGATGACACTCGCTCTCTCACTGCAACTGTCTACGTCGGATGATGCTATCGAAGTGGCATATCCTGCGATGGACCGTTGGATGTTGCAGGAGGACGGCACGTCATTCGTTCTCCAAGAGGACGGCACTTCTAAAATCATTTTCTCACTCTCCACCGACTAACTTCCTGACATATGCCTGACAGCAAGATTACAGCCCTGACGAGCATCGGAACCAGCACCGATCCCGCGAACGATCCGCTGGTCATCGTTGACGTTTCTGATACGTCAATGGCAGCGACTGGAACGACCAAGAAGGTTACGCTGAATCAGCTTCTTGCTACCAGTCCCACCGCCACCCTCGCCTCCGCCACCATCACCGGCGATCTGACGGTGGATACCTCGACGCTGAAGGTTGATTCGACGAACAATCGGGTGGGTATTTTGACCGCCACTCCTCGCGTTTCGTTGGATGTTGCGTCTGGCAATGGCTACGTCTCGGGACAATTCGATTTCGGTGGAACCGGCCCCGGCGCAAATGCTCAGGGGTTTTTGTCATATTCTGGCGGAAACGCCATTGTTGGTTCTTACGGAAACACATCGCTATTGTTCTACACTAACGGAGCGGAGCAAATGCGCCTGAACTCCACGGGGCTGGGCGTGGGGGTTATTCCTTCGTACAAGCTGCACGTTGTTCAGAATTCTTCCAATCGGACTGGTTGGTTTGAAGGGTCATCGACGACGGGTAGTTCGCTGATGATTAAGAACACCTCGGCAGGAGGTGGCGAATGGTCATTGTATTCCTTCGGATCCGGAAATGCTGAAGGAGCTGGCAATTTCGGTATCGCAAACTCTGGCGGAAATCGTCTCACCATCGACTCATCCGGCAACGTCGGCATCGGAGTTACGCCGAGTGCGTGGGCGCTCAAGGCCGTTCAGATTGTCAACGGTGGTATTTACGGCTCTGGAAACGAGACTGGCTATTATGCCAATGCGTTTTACGGAAGCTCTGGATGGAGATACATCAATGCGGCTGGAGCATCTGGATATCTTCAGAATGGCGGTTCTCATCAATGGTACAGATCCACTTCTGCCAATGTTGCTGGAACCGATCCGGTGTTCGACCAAGCCATGACGCTGGATGCGTCGGGGAATTTGCTGGTGGGATTGACCGCTGCCGGAACCACCGCTGCGAAGACCATCCAGATTGCCAACGGAACCGCTCCGACTGCAAACGTCACTGGCGGTCAACTCTACGTCGAAGCCGGTGCGCTAAAGTACCGTGGAAGCTCCGGAACCGTCACCACGCTCGCTAACGCCTAATCCATACCACCATGACCACCCTCTCTTGGATCATCGAACGCCTTCTCGTTAAGCCGACCGAAGGTTCGCTCACCGATGTCGTCATCACCGCCGACTGGCGTTGCAACGGCTCGCAGGATCAGTACAGCGGCACTTGCTACGGCAGCGCGTCGTTCGCTCCGCCGACTGGCAACTTCACTCCGTATCCTGATCTGACGCAGGATCAGGTTCTCGGCTGGTGCTTCGCCAACGGCGTGGACAAGGTGGCCATCGAAGCCAATGTCACACAGCAGATCGCTGACCAGATCAACCCGCCGGTGGTTGTGCTGCCGCTGCCGTGGGTGCCGCCGGTTGTTGACGTTGTGGCTCCGGTCGTTGAAGCTGTGGTCGCCTAATATGGAAATCAC